AAGAAGATATATCAAAGTTGTCACATACTTCATAAACAAGGAAGGTATTATCTTGTCCACTTTAAAGAACTTTTTGCTCTTGATGGAAAACACGCTAACCTTACTTCTAATGATGTTCAGCGTCGCAACCGTATTGCTCAGCTTCTTGCTGATTGGGGATTGGTTGGTGTGGTCGATGTAGTTCGCATACAAGACATTGCACCCCTTAATCAAATCAAAGTGTTATCTTATAAAGATAAAGGTGATTGGATATTAGAAACTAAGTACAATATCGGTGCTAAAAAGAAAAAGGAAGAAGAGGGTTGACAACCTCTTTTTTTATGCTATACTATATTTGTTGGACGCAACATGGGAGTGACTGAATAAACTTACTGGCAACTGCTGGTTAAGGTGATGAGACACAGGTGGTGCTGCTTCGAGAGAAGAACCGATCAACCAATCGGGTCTCAGGCAATAACGTTTTTACTACTGTAGTAATGCCCGTTATTTGTTGGTACACAGGAACCCAACCTCCCTCTTTAATTTAAGTGTTTGTTTCATAGTGTAGGGTGGTCTAACCACCCTTTTTTATATGAGTGATTTAATTGTAGTCGAAGATTTTATTTCTCAAAACTATCAAGATGTACTTGAGAGGTATTTTGTAAATGATGACTGGAATATACCTTGGGATAAAAAAGATGATATAACTGTTCCAGAAGACTCACCATATACGGGAAAAAATAAAGTTGGATATAGTCACGTATTAGCAACCACAACTGAGAATTTTCCGAATCCAGTATCTCCTGCTTGGAATTTTGTTTTTCCTATGGTATTTGAGGGATTTAACAAAGCAGGTATTAATGTTGATTTTCTATGGCAATCAAGAACTTTTAAGACACCTCCATCTGATATAAATGATCCTGAGTACATACATGTAGATTCTCATTCGTATCATTGGGTGTGTTTATACTATCCTCACGATAGTGATGGTGATACAGTATTTTTTAATCAAAAGTGGCCAGAGGTTACTATGGATAATGCACCAACTACAAAGTTTACTGAATACACTAGAGTCACACCAAAAAAAGGAAGAGCAGTAATATTTGATGGCACTCGTTTTCATAGTGCTTATAGATCAAAAATACAACATAGAGTTGTCATAAACACAAACGCTTCGGTATTATGAAAGATTTAAGTTTGAATGATTTTGTTTACATAAAAGAAAATGAACTTGATAAGGATTTTTGTAAACATATAATTGATAAGTTTGAAAAAGATGATAGAAAAAGTCAAGGTATCGTTGGAGGGGGATTAAGACCTGATATAAAAAAATCTACCGATTTATCAATGACACATGTTTCTGGATGGGAAGAAGAAGATAAGATTTTTTACAAGAGTCTCCATAAAAATATTATTAACTATGAAAAAACTAGGGGAAAGATGTATCATAAATTCATATTAGAAGAGTCAGCAACAAGTCAAGTTGAGGACTCTGGATATCAAATTCAAAGAACTAAACCAAAAGAATATTATGTTTGGCATCATGACCAAGCATCATTTAGAAGTAGAAGATTAACTTATATTTGGTATCTCAATGATGTGAAAAATGGTGGGTACACTCAATTCAATACAGGACTTAAAATACATCCAGAAGCAGGTAAGATGATGATTTTTCCTGCACTTTGGCCGTGGATGCATAGGGGTTATCCCCCCAAAACCGAAACAAAATATATTGTTACAGGATGGTTGAAGTGCTAATTGGTTGGTTTACCGTATTGTTGAAAACAAGTTTATGATATAATTAGTAGTGTACGCTTCGGGTACACAATTTACACTCGCTTAATAAGGAGAAAACAATGAACGCACTAGAAAGGTATCACTCTGCAAATTTACCAGAGTTGATGAAAATAATAAACAGAAACGGTATAGGTATGGATGATTACCTTGACCGATTTTTTAATGTCGATTACACATCTAACTATCCCCCATACAATCTAATAAGTGTTAATAATCATGAGTCTAGACTTGAGATTGCATTAGCAGGATTTAAGAAAAAGGATGTAAACGTATATACAGAATACGGTAGACTAGTAGTAGAGGGTAACAAGGAGGAGAAAAAAGAACCTGAGAATTATACTCATAGGGGACTAGCACAACGCTCCTTTACAAGGGAATGGACACTCTCTGATGATACCAAAGTCGAAGATGTAAAATTTGAGGATGGAATGCTTACAATTAAACTTGGTAAGGTAGTTCCAGAGCATCATGCAAGGAAAGAATATATGTGATATATAATAAAAATTATGGAGTTAGATGGATTATAAAACATCTGGAGTTGACATAGAAGCAGGTAATGCTTTCGTTGCAAGACTAAAAGAAAAAGTACCAACTATCGGTGGATTTGGTGGTATGTATAAGGTTCCTCGTGGATATGAGGAACCTATTTTAGTTTCTGGATCAGATGGAGTTGGTACAAAAATCTGTATATGCAGTCGTTTGAGTAACTATAAAACTATCGGTATTGATTTAGTTGCAATGTGTGTCAATGATATTATTACTTGCGGTGCAAAACCTTTATATTTCTTAGATTATATTTCTTTGAATAGAATAAATCCAAGATTAGATGATATTATGGCAGGTATTATAAAGGGATGTGAATTAGCAGGTGTTGAATTAATTGGTGGTGAAACTGCTGAACATCCAATGAGTTTTGATATTGATATGGCAGGTTTTACGACAGGTATTGTTGAGAAATCTGACATCATAGATGGGTCAGATATTCGTAAAGGAGATGTAATTATTGGAATAGAAAGTAGTGGTGTTCATAGTAATGGTTATAGTTTAATTAATGACCTAATACGTAAGAAAAAAATAAAACTTACTAGAGACTTTTTGACACCTACTCATATCTACACTTCTGTTGTACAAGAATTAATTAATGAAATACCTATCTTAGGAATGTCACATATAACAGGTGGTGGTATTGTAGAAAATTTACCTCGATGTTTTCCAGAGGGATTAAAACCTCATGTTGATTATAACTCTTGGCAACTACCAACTATTTTTCATAGAATTATGATGGCAGGTGAGATTCCAGAGGAGGAAATGAAAAGAGTTTATAATTTAGGAATTGGTTATTGTTTAGTAATTCCTAAAGAATGTGAAAATGATGCTCACGATACAATAGATGCATTTGGATACAAAAGTTGGACAATTGGAGAAGTTGTGTTATAATGTATTTGTCAGAGAAATACTGGCTGCGGTTATGCCCTTTGGTAGGTTCAGCATAAGCGGCTATAGGAATCTACCAGTTAATTAGATAGAAAAATGTCAATCAAACTTACTTTACTTAAATCAGGTGAACAATTAGTTTCAGAAATGAAAGAATTAGTTGCTGAAGGACAAGAACAAGCACATGCATATCTTCTAGAAAATCCACATACAGTTGGTATAAATGAAAAAGAATTTATATCAGAAGATGAAAAGAAAGATGGAGATTTTGGTATTAATGTTTCATTGGTGCCTTGGATAATTTTATCTAAGGATAAAAAAATGGTAATACCAGTTGATTGTGTATTAACTATCGTAGAACCACTTGATGCAGTAACTAAGTTATACCTAGATAAGTTAAAGAGTTTTAAGATGGAGGAGATAAATGATTAAATGTGTAATGTTAAACGCTCACTGCACTTTAATTTCAGAAATTATTGAAGTAGATGCTGAATTAGGTAATCCTAATTGTAAATTAATCAAACCATATGTTTATAATGGTATTGATGATATGGTGCCTTGGAAAGCAGATATTACAAATCAAATAGAATTTATGATAAGGTCAGAAGATATATTGACGATTGCAGACCCTAATGGTACAATACTTGATAAGTACACTGAACTAACTGCGTAATGAGATTTTATACTAACGTCCAAATGGTCGGAGATAATTTCTTGGTTCGTGGATATGAAGATGGTAAACACTTCGCTACTCGTGAAAAGTTTTACCCTACATTATTTGTAGATTCAAAGAGAAAAACAAAATATAGAACACTTGATGGTTTGCCTGTTGAACCAATCGAACCTGGCACAGTAAGAGATTGTCGTGAGTTTATCAAGAAATATAATGAGGTTGAAAACTTTAATGTTTATGGTAATGAAAGGTTTATATATCAATATATTTCATCAAAGTATCCAGAGCAAGAATTAAAATTTGATGTTGAAAAAATTAAATTAACCACTATTGATATTGAGGTTGCATCAGAGAATGGTTTCCCTGATGTAGAATCTGCTGCTGAAGAAGTATTATTAATCACTCTACAGGATTATACAACAAAACAGATTCGTACTTGGGGTCTTGGTTCATTTAATCACAACCAAAAAAATCTTATATACAAAGGATTTGACACTGAATATCAACTCTTAAGTGATTTTATTAATTGGTGGATGATAGAAGAAAATACTCCAGAAGTTATCACAGGTTGGAATAGTAAGTTTTATGATATTCCATATCTTTGTCGTCGTATTGACCGCATACTCGGTGAAAAACTCAAAAAAAGAATGTCACCTTGGGGACTTGTAACTGAAGAAGAAACACATATAATGGGACGTAAACAAATTTCTTATGATATTGGTGGTGTATCTCAGTTAGATTATCTTGATTTGTATAAGAAGTTTACTTACAAAGCACAAGAGTCATATCGCTTGGATTATATTGCAAGTGTTGAACTTGGACAAAAGAAACTCGACCACTCAGAGTTTGATACATTCAAGGACTTCTATACAAAAGGTTGGCAGAAGTTTGTAGAATACAACATCATTGACGTAGAACTGGTTGACCGTCTTGAGGATAAGATGAAGTTAATTGAACTCGCACTGACGATGGCATACGATGCAAAGGTCAACTATGAAGATGTATTCTATCAGGTAAGAATGTGGGACACAATAATTTACAACTATCTTAAGAGAAGAAACATTGTCATACCACCAAAGAATCGTTCAGATAAATCTGATAAGTATGCAGGTGCGTATGTAAAAGAACCAATACCTGGCAAGTATGATTGGGTTGTTTCTTTTGACTTGAATAGTCTGTATCCGCATTTGATAATGCAATATAATATTTCACCAGAGACTTTACTAGATACAAGACATCCATCTGTCACTGTTGATAAAATACTTTCTGAAGATATAACATTTGAAATGTATAAAAATAATGCTGTTTGTGCAAATGGTGCGATGTATCGTAAGGATGTTCGTGGGTTCTTACCAGAATTGATGGAGAAGATGTATAATGAAAGAGTCATCTTCAAAAAGCGAATGATTACTGCAAAGAAGAAGTATGAAAAGACTCCAACAAAAGACCTTGAAAAGGAAATCGCTAGATGCAATAATATTCAGATGGCAAAAAAGATTTCCCTTAATTCTGCTTATGGTGCTATCGGTAATCAATATTTTCGCTATTATAAACTTGCCAACGCAGAAGCTATTACACTATCTGGTCAGGTTTCTATTCGTTGGATAGAAAACCGCATGAACAAGTACCTAAACAAAATTTTAAAAACGGAGAATGAAGACTATGTTATTGCCAGTGATACTGATTCTATCTACCTCAATTTGGGTCCTTTGGTTGAAACTGTATACA